TACATTTACCAATGCAAAAATAGCAGTCGGGTTTTCAAGGTTTTAAGAAATTTCTTAGGAGGAATTTTATGGCTAAACAGTCAGGATTAGGTGACTACATAGCGGTGGACGACAGCGGGGGAACTGCCAGAGATATATCGGACAACATAACCAATTATGAGATAGGGAACAGCCAGAATCTCCTGGACTCCACAACCATCTCCAAATCGGCTATGGAAAGGTTGATCGGCCTTGGAGATCTTTCGATTTCGCTGTCGGGTATTTTTGACAAGGCGAGCAATAAATCTCACGACGTTTTCAAAACCAAGTCAGGAACAAGAACCGTAACCCTGGCAGTGGGTGGAAATACATCCGGTTATCCCAAACTTGAGGCCGAATGTCTGGTTGCTGATTACAACCTCTCAAGGGGTAATGACGGCGGTTTGACATGGGCGGCAACTCTGAATCTTCAGAGCGGTACTGTTCCCACCTGGGGCACTGTTTAGTGGTAAGGGAGAAACAGGCTTTATCCTCTGTTCATTCTTTTATTGTTCAGAGGCGTGAGGCTCTGTTGACTTTCCCCCAGGGCCACCAGTTTGAGGGTGCGGAGATCCGTGCCAGGCTCGACGTTGATATTGCTACCTTCCTTGAGCTACAGAAGCTCGGGGAAGGTGCAAGCACAGAGGAAACCCGTGAGGGGTTCAGTAAATTCGGCGACGACATTATCCTGGAATGGAACCTGGCAGATGAAGACGCGCACAGCATCCCGTCCACCGGGGACGGGTTTCTTTCACTTCCACCCAATATATGCACGGCAATAATCAGCTCCTGGGCAGAAGAAGCGGCATCATCGGGGGAAGGTTAGAGGCCGACATCCTGAAGTGGGTTCATGTCGGCGGGGGATCGGACAGGGATGGAAAACCCATAACTAAACCTCTGGCTCTGGAACAGGCAGAGTTAATTGACGGCATCTGCCAGAGGTATAGCGTTTTGCCGTCTGAATTATTGAGAGAGGATGTAAGTCTGTTGAAAACGCTCCACCTGGTAAGTCTTGGCACTAAGGAAACGAAATAGATGGCCAATGAAGTCAATATCCTTATCAACACGGACACCAAGGGGTCGGCTGAGAAATTTCAGAAGATCTCCAAGGCCGTTGCGGGTGTAAGCCTGGCCGTTGCCGGAGCGGGACTCGCGCTTGTCAAGATCGGTGACGATTTCACCAAGGCATCCAGGACTATCACGGCGGGAACGGGTGCAACAGGTAAAGAGCTTGAGGCGTTAAAACAGGAATTCAGGGATGTTGCGGTAACAGTTCCCCAGGATTTCGATACAGTGGCAAAAGCCATTGCAGACGTTAAAACCGAACTTGATCTGTCTGGTGATTCCCTGGAGCTAACCACAAAACGGTTCCTCGATCTCTCCCGTATCACTGGCACTGAGGTCGGGCCACTTATCAAACAGGTGTCCGACTCGATGGATATGTTTGGTGTCAGTTCAGATCAGGCGGCGGCAACTATGGATAGCTTCGCCAAAGCCTCCCAGATGACAGGTGTTCCAATCAGTCAGCTAACAAGCAGGGTAACCGAGTTCGGCCCCGTATTGAGGAACCTGGGCCTGGGTATGAATGACACCATTGCCCTGATGGGCCAACTTGAAGGGGCGGGTATTTCCGCATCAAGAGTAATGCCCGGATTGAATGCGGCGATGAGAAGGATGGCGGCATCCGGCACGACTGATATGTCAGAGGGTCTCCAGGAGGCCATGAGGAATATCAAGGGTGCCACCTCCGATACGGAAGCCCTGAATATGGCCACAGATCTATTCGGTGCCGAGGGCGCACAGAGGATGAGTGTTGCCATAAGGGACGGCACGGTTGATATACAGGAAATGAGCGATACCCTGGCAAACTCCCAGGGAACCGTCGATGCCATGAACGAGGGAACTCTCACAACCGGAGAGAGATTCAAGATGCTCGGTGACAGGGCAAAGATCGCCCTGGAGCCACTGGCCGGAATCATGGCGGCAATCGGGCCTATAGTGATAATCCTCCCCTCGATGGTTGCCGGAATCGCCGCCCTTTCCGGTATGATGAGCGGTCTTTCCCTTGCGACTATGGGGGCGGCTATCAAGACTGCGGCCCTCACGGTTGTCACAGGATTACAAACTGTCGCCAGTTGGCTCGGAGCCGCCGCCGCTACTGCACTCAGCCTTGCCCTCTCTCCCATAGGGTTGATTATCATTGGTATTGCGTTAGCTGTAGGGGCGGCAATTCTTATATGGAAGAACTGGGATGCCATCATGGCGGTTGTTAATGAGACCCTTCATAAAATAGATAAGTTTCTGAGAGACACCTTTGGCCCTACTTGGATATACCTGAAACAAGTTGTCAAGGATGTAGTTGCAGGAATTGTTGAACTTTTCAAAGGAATGTTTGCTCTTTTCTCTGGAGATATAGAAGGGTTCAAGGAGCATATGAGCAACGCTCTCGGCCTTCTTAAAAAGGCATGGGAGATGTTCGTTGAAAACCTCTGGAAACCTTTTGATGATTTTATGACTAATAAACTCGGAGCGGCTTGGACGCTTTTCAGTGGGATTATGAAGGCGCAACTTGATGTGGCTATCGGATTCTTTAACGGATTTGTTGAGATTCTCAAGGGAATCTGGGACTTGATTGTCGGCATATTCACAGGGGATACCAACAAGATTACTGACGGGTTCAAGGGTATCGTGAACGGTATTCTTACGATGTTTAACGGTCTGATTAAGGCCGTCAATCGTATCGGATTTTCTCTACCCGATTGGCTAGGCGGTAAGTCCTTCAGTCTGAATATTCCAGAAATACCAAAACTGGCAGAGGGTGGGATCGTAAACCGTCCAACGCTTGCCATGATAGGTGAAGGGGGGCCAGAGGCTGTTGTTCCTCTAAATCGAGGGGGAGGCCTTGGTGGTGGGGTTACGGTAAATGTGATGATGCCAGAGGGCGGCACCGTCATCATGGACGATGAACAAACCATGCAGAGGTTCAGCGATTTCATCACCAGGGAGATCCGACAGGTTCTCAGAACCCAGGCGGGTTTTTAATGACAAAGGCTTATGTTCGGGTCATGGTGGATTGGGATAATAACGGTAATTTCACTGGAACGTATGACGACATCACAGACGATACCCGTTCTATGTCCTTCACTCATACCAGACAAGAATCCACCGATTACATGAACGGTTCGGTTCTCAACGTCCAGCTGAACAACAATGACAACCTGTATTCCCCGCCAAAAGAATCAGGGGCCCTGTACGGCAACCTTACATCTGGCAAGCCTATGGTTTGCAGAATGTGGTATCCCTACGACAATTTCACCGACTCCACTGGAACCAATCTCACGAGCCATGCGGTTCCATATGACGCCGACTTCACCTGGACAGTTCCGACAGGAGCATTCAAATGCCACGCTGACGGATATGCGGAACTGACAACCGGGGCGACTTCATACGGTGTTCTGGATCTGACTCTTTACGATGTCGAACTCTCAGCGGAAATAACCACCTCGGCAGGGACCACAGCAAACCATGATGCAGGGATTATCTGCCGATATGTGGATACCAGTAATTACCTTTTCGTGCGAACGGCCCTGGCATCGAACCAGATTGAGTTGAGGAAGGTTGTTGCGGGTGTTGATTCCTCTGTCGGCTTTGCCTCATATACCTGGGGAGCTTCCACCAAGCGAACCCTCATGGTGAGATGTCACGGCGACAGGATCTCGGTATTTGTTGACGATACCAAGGTATTAAGATTGGCAACAGGCTCCACAAGTCTCGATATGGAGAAGGCAACCAAGCATGGGATTATCGCTTTCTCTTCTGCTACTGATGTGAAGTTCCACGATTTCGGCGGCTTTCGCCCACTCTTTAAAGGAACCCTGAAAGAGATTCGCCCCAGGCCCTCATCTGGCATGCAGTATTGCTATCTCAAGGGTTACGACCTGTTTGAGGATTTGAAGCTGTCCCAGAACTTTGGATTTATCAATGACCAAGAAGAAATAAAACTGGCAGGGGCATCGGGGACTCCCTTCCGTTCAATTATGATGTCCACTGGATTGCAGAGTGGAACTGCCGATGCAGACCAGACCAGAACAATAGAAGATGATGCGGCAGATTATTACCAATGCACGGGTGAGGATGGGGCGTATGCCGCCACGGGCGTCATCACTCTCAATGGCCTGACTTTTCTGGAGACCATGTTTATCCTTCAGGACTCGGAGGATGGGTTTATCTACGGTGACGGTCATGGGATGATTCACTTTGAGAGTCACAATCACAGGGAATCAGATACTCACCAGGACACGGCGTGTATCTACAATGATGAGTATGATGGAACAAACCCTGCATACACTGGCTTTGCCTACGATGACGGGGTGGACGGAGTTTATAATATTGCCCAGTTTGGATATAAGAGGGCATTATCTACCGCCAGTTACACCAACACTCTCACAAGCGGGACGGCATCCTATGTCGATGAGAGTGCGATTGCAGGGGGCATTCCCATATCCGCAGGGGAAACCATTGACATTATTGCCAAGGCTCAAGACCGAACAGCAAACGATGAAGTTTATGCCCACCGAATCGCAGGGTCAACCAATACGGTCACAAGTCCCACCTCATCGGACTTGATCCAGGTTAACACGGCGGCAGATGGTTCGGGTTCCCTGTTGAACTGGTCAAGCACCTACACCTCAACAACAGTTTATGGCGGTCAGTATGCCAAGGCTACGATTACGAACACCTCGGCAAGTCAGGGGTATATCAAGAAATTACAGTTCAACCTTCTGGCAACTCTAAACACTGTTAATAAGGGCATCACTCAGGTTGAAAATTCCGATTCCATCACAACCTTTGGAGAGCGTAGATTAACCAGGGAGAAAACCTTTTTCGATGGTCTGGGTCTGGCAACTATCCCTGCGGCCCACCGGATTGCCAGGGTGAAAGATCCGATTGTTAGAATGCGCCTGGATCTTATCAACCATGACAAGGCAACCCTTCTGAATATCGTCCACCGCAGATTGAGTGACAGGGTTCATGTTATCGAATCCGGTATGGGCCTGAGTTTCTCGGCCTATGTGGACGGGTTTACATACAGGTTCTCCCAGGGCAATACTGTAATCAACCAGACAATCCATGTTACCCAATCGGGAGTCGGGGCGGCGGCAGGGAGATGGGGATATATGAGATGGGGAATGAACAAATGGAGTTAAGCTATGGCGGCATCTAGTGCAGTTACAACAGGTGATATCGCAACAGCGGCACAGTACAACAATCTAAGGACGGACGTTCTGGATAGTTCGTCAAGTCACACCCATGCAGGGACGAGCAATACTGGCGTAAAAGTCAATTCCAATAATCTGCAGGGAACGGTTCTGGCATCCACCGTTGTGACCTCTAGCCTGACAACAGTTGGAACGATAGCAACTGGAGTCTGGCAGGGAACCGATGTCGGAGTTGCCTACGGTGGAACAGGGGTTTCGACCCTCACAGACGGCGGTGTCCTTCTGGGTTCTGGTGCAAGTGCCATCACAGCTATGGCAGTTCTTGCAGACAGTGAGATGATAGTTGGAGATGGTACTACTGACCCTGTAGCTGAGAGCGGTGCAACCCTTAGAACTTCTATCGGGGTTGGTACTGGAGACAGTCCTCAGTTTACAGACTTAACACTTACTGATGACCTAACTCTTAATTCTGATAGTTCTGTTTTTAAGATGGGAGATGATGATGGCTTCAGTATCACCCATGATGGTGACCTTGGTGCAACTATAGCTGGGTCACCCATCACAATTACAGCAGCAGAGGCCTCAACTTGGTCTACTAGTTCAGGGGTATTAACCATAGATGGTGATGACGGTATCATTCTCCAGACTACAGGTTCTGGTGGCGTAACAATTTCTGAGGCTACACGCATAAATGTCGATGCTGGTTCTATTGCTACTCCAGACGCTTCGACAGGGTTGACGCTTGTTAATTCATCAGCAACAGGCGATGGTGTGCAACTTTCCCTGATATCTGGCAATGCTGGATATGGACAAATCTGGTTCGGTGACGTTAATGACGAGAACCGTGGCAGATTTAACTATAAACAAGATACAGACACATTTGGATGGAGTACCGCTACCGCCGCCAGTATGTATCTGTCGGGTGGCATCAGCCCGACCCTGCAACTGGGTGTTGATTCAGATGCCGACTCCAAGATTATTTTTGAGACCAATACTGCGGGCTATCACATCGGTTGGGACCAAAGTGCAGACGCCCTCGTCATAGGCGCAGGGTATACACTGGGAACAACTCCTGCGGTAACATTTGACCGTGGCGTGGCATCAGCGAATATGCGAGTTAAGGGAGACCACATCACAACTGGCTATGTCATGGATGTCCAGACAGGTGGGGCTTCCAGCATTACCACAGGGAATATCTTGAGGGTATATGGTGGAACTGGTAGTACCGATACGCGAAACATGGTGTACTTCAACCAAGCCCATGCCAGTGCCAGTGGTACAACCGCCGTCAAGATTGACCAAGCGGGTGCGGGACTTGCCCTCCATGTGGACTCAGGCACTAGCAGGTTTGATGGGGTAATTGATGCTAGTACTGCCACTAGGGGATTTGCTATTGGCGATGCTGATGATACGGAACGTATCATGTATAACAATTCGCAATTCGTATTTCTCAGTGGAGGTAACGCATATGAAGATGTTGTAACTGGTCCGTTATTCATAAACGAAACCGCCAACGCCAACATGACCACAGGGCTGACCATCAATCAGGGTGCTGCTGATGACCAAGCATTTGCCTTGAAGTCCTCTGATGTAGACCACGGATTGACAACAGGCACAGCAGGTGGTAGTGACGTAGAGATAGATGACTATTTCACTATTGAGAAGATGGTTGCAGGCACTTCAGGTGGTGGAGTGCGGATGAATGTAATGATGGAAGATGTGGCACAACGTCCTGCCTTCCAACTGGGTGTTTATGGTGGTACTGCACAAACAGACAAGTCCACATCAGCACGAGGGCTTGCAGAGATATATGTTAGTGAACATGCTGATAATAATAGTCTGGCAGATATAGCAGCGAATGGAAATGTTTTTAATATCAGTGCTAGAGTCGGTGATACTGATGCCACTGTATTTCTGGTAGATGAAGATGGACAAATATATGCAACTACCAATGCTCACACTGGGGATGTTTCAGTTGGGGCATTGTCTGATAATTATGACGATGCCCAGTTGGTTAGGACATTAGACCACGCCAAGACATCGGCAGGGTTTAAGGGCATGATTAGAGACAAGTGGGATGACTTTGTTCAATATAATGAGCAAGACCTTATAGATGCTGGTGTGCTTGGTGAGACTATGGAGAATGGTGGCTTGCTTAACGTAACAGGTCTTCAGAAACTCCATAACGGCGCAATCTGGCAGGGATATAAGAGACAGATGGAACTACAGGAAGAAGTGACAGAATTAAAGACAAGGTTACTAGCCCTTGAAGGAGCGAAGTAATGGCAACAGGTGATACGACTATCAGCATAGCGGTGGAAGGTGGGGTAACCAAGTCAGTTGTACTGGACTCTGCTACAAGGGTACTCGCAAGGGCTTATGTGGAAGGGAATAATGAGGATATAGATACTGATGCTGAGTGGCAGGTGTTTGAGGTCAACAAGCTCGCTAAGGTAATACTGGCACAGGCTAATCATCAGGCTGAAGCTGCTGCCTCATGGACACCGAAAACATTCACGGCAGCGACATAGGAGTTAGATATGGCAACTGGAGATGTAAAAATCACCGTACAGGTTACTGGGGGAACTGCTAAGACGGCAACGATTCTCAGTGCTGTCAGGGTTGATGCGATTGCATGGCTCAACAGGAATCGTGGGGGTGAAGATAATCCCGACCTGACAGACGATACTTGGTCTGTGCATATCGCGAACTCTGCGGCAAATGGGATTGTCCACGCCGCTGACAAGCAATTGACAGCAGAAGTAACACCAACGCCACCGACGTATACGCCCGCAGAATAGGAGGGTCTTATGACTCAGCAAGAACAACAGGTTTCACCAGAGGAAACCATCGAGACACTTCAACAGTTGTTGAACATAAAGAACAACCGAATAACTGAGTTGGAGTTCGGCATTCTCACCTCACAGAAAAGCGAGGCCAAGATGAGGGAAAGGGTTGAGGAACTGGAGAAAGCCGAGAGCAACGGCGCGGTCAAGGATGTGGGGGAGCTCGTCGAAGCGAGGGACTGATGCCAAGAACAACGGACATACTACAGGTGAGAAGCGGCCTCCAATTCATCCGGGATCACGGATGCGGCGGTGTGCACCTCCTGGAAAAAACGGTCAAGCGAGTGGAAGCATTCGGGTGGTTGTCCTTGGTGCTCATCTCTCTCTCGCTGTCCATGAACTGCTTTATTCTGTGGTCTCTCTATAGATGACGCAAGACGCGGATCGCGACGATTTGGAAAAGGAGTTAATTGAGGCCCGACAAGAAATTGTGGAATTAAAAGCCCGGACCAAGACCACACTTACTGGTTCGGAATTTTTGACCATAGTTTTAGTCGGGCCTCTCTGACGTCTTCTTAGCGTTCGTGGCTTTGGGTGTAATCATCGTTTGGAAAGTGACATCGAGGCCAGCAGAGGTGGCACCACACCTTGACATAATACTGGTCGCTTTCGCCATATTCGCAAACCCGGTGACGGCCGCCGCCGGGGTAATAGTAGGAAGGATGAAGGAAGGAGATAAGAAAGAATGAAGAAACGTAAACTTAGTACACCATCACTGAAGGTTGGTTTCTCGATGGGCAGTTTTAATCTGCCCAAGTTCTGGTCTTTCAGGGTTCCCATTGGCGGTGGTATTTATATGGGTGGAGGCAAGCTGATTGTCGGCTCCTTGTCTGCGGTAGCTATTGGATTTCTTGCGTCCCTCTTCCTTCTTGTTTCCAGTGGGGAGCAACAGATCCAATTCCCTATGCTGGGCGCGTCCTACGAGGCCCCCTCCATGGTGGGCCACGCCATAGTGGACGCGGAGTTTCCAGCGGACAGAAGTCAGACTTTGCAACTCAACATACCGCAGGGGACAAGGCTGGATCTGGTCAGATTCGAGAACATCAGCTTGGGCAAGGGCGGTCTGACCGACGCCTTCCAACTCACGGGCACCTCGACCACCGACATGATAACCATTGAGGAGGTCGTCATCGAGGACTCGGAGTTCCCAACGATGGATTGGGCCTCGGGCTACATTTACACCATCAATGCCACCTCCTCGGTGGTTGCGGCGGGTCACACGTTTAGCCCCACCATGGCGTCCACCACCAACGACGTCAGCATGAGTTCAACCCGTGGCGCGGTCACCTACGACGCCAAGGACATGACGGTTGACCGAATAATTATCAGGCAGACCACAACCGGGGGCGACGTCCTTATCAAGAAACTCCACCTCAAGAACGTGAACGCGTGGACGGGGGCTTTCAACGCCGACTATTTCGAGATTGGAAGCCTAACTATGAAGAATGTTCGCATCGGTGACGACGGCGACATAGACAGTGCCGATTTGGTCATCAACTCCACAGTGGAAGTCAACACCCTGAACGACGGGGTACAAGAGCAACCAGTTTTCATAAGGTAGGCCGAAATGAGTATACTTAACCTGTTTTCCAAGGTGCGCCCTCAGGTCTTTATAGCTATTTGCTTCCTTGGGACTATTGCGTTGGTGTCGGTCATGCAGGACGTCAACGAGATCGCCGGGGTTGCCGCCGCCGGAATCATAGCCTTGGCCAAGGACGTCATACAGACCGACGGCTCCTAGGCCCGCACACAGAACGGGGGCCCCGGTTAAGAGGCCCCCGTCTTGGTGTCTCCGTTGGCCGGGGAGACGCCCCCCCGGGCCGTGGGCCATCAATGGTCCACCCCGCGATCAGTAATCGCCACCTTCGACGAAGAAGTCTTCCTCCTCCCGGGCCGACATCTCGTAGTCGGGCAGGTGGTTGAACGTGTTGTTCGGGTCGCGGAATCCGACCTCGGCTTGCGGGTACGCCGCCTGTGCCTTCTCCAGCGTGTCGAAGGAGTCGCGGAACGACTTCATTGTCTGCCCCTCAAGGACGGAGCCCCGGGGGTACTCGCCAAATTCGTACACGGAATACCACTGATATTCCCGTGAATACTCTATTGAGAAATCGTTTGTGCTGTTCATGTTGGCCTCCTTGGCCTTGTTGTGAGATGGGCAACGGGGAACACGTCACCCATCCCGGGGTAAATAATTATTTCCAAATGTCGGGGTACATCTTCCTGATGTGGGTCCCTACCGCGGCGAAGTTCCCGTCCTCGTCCAAGAAGGACACCCATCCGCCCCCGTCCACGAACATGTCCTCGTTGGGATTGGTGGGGTCTACCATCAGGAAGAACCCGCGGTGTCCATTCACGAGACGACGCACCCGGCTCTTCCATCTCCGGTTGTTGGGCCGGATGTCGAATCGCGGGTACCGCTCATATGCGTCCTCTGTGATCAGCTGGCCCTCGTCTAACATCCGTCACAACCCCCATATCCTGGAAGGTGTTTGCACACCGACCCGTCCGTTACCATTTCCTCCAGATCGAAATCGACCTCGCGCCACACCAACTGCGAGACGTTGTCGTCGTCCGACGCACCATCCCAAGCCGGGTCTACGTAGAAGACGCCCTTGACGGGCACCCAGCCGTTGACGCCGAAACCGTCGTCCAAGTAGGCCGAGCCTCCGTAGGAGACCTTGCCGACCACGACCTCGCTGTCCCGGGTCCGGGGCCTTCGCACCCAGAACCACGTGCCCGAGTCCGATGTTCCTCCCCATCTCTTCAATTGTGCCATTTGCAACCTCCTTGTGTGTGTGCGCTCGATCTATGGAAATTATATCATACCTTTGTCTTTCTGTCAAGTATTTACCCTTCGATGACTTCCATTCCCACCGCGGCCTCGTCTTCCCGGAACATCTCGATGATGAAATCGGGGTCCTCGTCTGCGGGGATGTCCACCCATTCGTCGTTGTTGTCGTGTCCCCATTGGTTGTAAATGTCCACCAAGGTGTTCATGTCCATGTCTGCGAAGCAGTACCACATGCCGCCCGCCACCGCTCCCACCTTGGTCAGCGTTATGGACGAACTGTGCTTTGCCGCGATGGCCGGGTTGTTGATCTGTACTATCATTGGGTCCTCCTGTTCTCTGTTCTCTCCGTTATAATAAAATTATAACATACCTTTGTCTCCCTGTCAAGTATTCCTCATGTCCCCCCTTGTCTGGCCCTCAAGTCTGTGTTATCCTTTTTTCTGGAGGTGTACTATGACGACGGACACCAGCGTCCCCCTCAGCATGGAGGACGTCAACAGATCGGCCATATCCCGGGACACCGGGTCAACGGTGGAGCACATAAGCCGGATATTCAACCCGGAGAGGGCCCATATGCCCTCGCTCAAGCTTGCCCGGAAGATATCGGTCTCCTTAGGTATCACCACCGACGAACTCTGTGCCTTCTTGGACCAGTTGGACAAACCCGACTTTTAGACAAATACTTGACAGAAGGTCAAACCTGTGATTTAATTTTGTAGTCGGGGATTTCCCGGCACAACAAGTCCGCCGAGGCGGATCACAGGGAGGCCGAGATGGCACAGGCACAGAGCACGAAGATTGAAGAATTGACCGTAGAGGAAATACGCGCCAAGGTAGCACAGATGCGCAAAACCCTCACCAAGATGGAGAAGGCCCAAGCCGACCCCCGGGCCCTCGGGAGCATGAGATCCAAGCTTCTCAAGATAGAAGCCGAGTTGAAGGAACGGGATGAGAAGGCCGGAGTCGGGGACGTCGGGGACACCGGGGAGGCCTCCACAGAGGTCGCGGAGGCGCAAGCCCACAATTCCAGGATTTCCAAGCACGCGAAACGGGTCTCCAACGCGGAAGACGGAAAAACACGCAAACGCGAGAAGTCGGAAACCGCCACCACCGTCGCCCAATCCCCGGTTGTCCCCTACTGCCTCTGCGGATGCGGGCGCGGCAACAACGCCAAGAGGCTGTTCGTGCAGGGCCACGACGCGAGGATGAAGGGGTACATCAGCCGCGTCGAGAAGGGCACCATGTCCGTGGACGACCTTTCCGAATACACCCGGGACATACTCGCACAAGCCGCGGAGGGCACGCTGGCCCTCGATCCCAAGTGGTGGACGATCTCCGACGGTACCCCGCTTTCCAAGTTATTCGACCCGGTCTAGCTTCGTACTTCCTGGATTTCCCGACCGGGTTCTCCACAGCCCCGGGGCCCCCCGCCCGGGGCTTTTTTTTGTCACTTTGTCACACGTCACCGTGTCACCTCGTCACTTGTCACCGCGGTGACCTGTCACAACCCCCTGTGACCGTAGA